AAACTGTTCCTGAATGTGGTAACGTATCAGTGTGGAACTTCTACCCTGACCCAGAAGCTACATCTATGGATGATGCTGAGTATGTTGTTGAGCGTCACAAGATGTCACGTAATCAACTACGTGGATTGAAAGGACGTCCGTACTTCCGTGATGAAGCTATCGAAACTGCTATTTCTCAAAGCCCAGACTATGTACGTAAGCACTGGGAAATGAAGATGGAAGACGACGATACACTTTCTGAGTCAGAGCGCTGGGAAGTGTTAGAGTTCTGGGGTTTTGTAGATACAGAAGTACTAGAAGAGAATGGGGTAAAGATTCCACGTGAGCTACGTGACTTAGTTGAAGTTAGCTGTAATATTTGGATTTGTAACGGTGAAGTACTACGTATGGTACTAAACCCATTCAAGCCTGCACGTATCCCTTACTACGCAACACCTTATGAACACAACCCTTACTCATTCTTTGGAGTTGGTATCGCTGAGAATATGGACGATACACAGACTTTGATGAATGGCTTTATGAGGATGGCAATCGACAATGCTGCTCTATCTGGAAACCTTATCATTGAGCTTGACGAAACCAACCTGGTGCCAGGACAAGATATGTCAGTGTACCCAGGGAAGGTGTTTAGGCGACAAGGTGGTGCACCTGGACAAGCCATCTTCGGCACCAAGTTCCCCAACGTTGCTCAAGAGAATATGCAACTCTTTGACAAGGCGAGGGTCTTAGCTGATGAAAGTACTGGCTTCCCTAGCTTCGCTCACGGACAGACAGGAGTATCAGGTGTTGGGCGTACTGCTTCTGGCATTTCTATGCTTATGTCTGCTGCTAACGGCTCTATTCGTAGCGTAGTTAAAAACGTAGATGACTATCTGCTTGGACCACTAGGTAAGGCGTTCTTTAGCTTCAATATGCAGTTTGACTTTGATGAGTCAATTAAGGGTGACTTGGAAGTTAAAGCATCAGGTACAGAAAGCTTGATGTCTAACGAGGTACGCTCCCAGCGCCTAATGCAGTTCTTACAGGTAGCGTCTAACCCAATGCTAGCACCTTTCGCTAAGATGGACTACATCATTCGTGAGATCGCTAAGAGTATGGACCTAGACCCAGACAAGGTGACTAACTCTATGCAAGACGCAGCTATCCAAGCTGAGCTATTCAAGAAGTTCGCACCACAGCAACCCCCAGCGCAACCAGGCCCAGAAGCAGCGCCTGAAGGTCAAGCTCCAGCAGGTGCTAACGTACAAGACACAACTGGCTCAGGTGGAGCACAGATGGGTACAGGTACAGCACCACAACCAGGCGAACAAGGATTTAGTGGGAACGTAGGCTAATGTCAGGTATCTCTCGTATGCTAGCTAAGCAGCTAAGCGCATCGCTTGGCATCACGGACAACCCCAAGTACAACCCTATGTTTAAACAAACAGAAGAGGTACTTCCTGACGTAGCTGATCCTAGTGATCCTACAGTGGCACGGTTCTATAGCCCACTAGAGAGTGCTATTGACGAAGCGCCTATCGGTAAAGAAGGTACACGTGGTGAGAACATCGAAGCGTTTGTACGTAAACGTGCGCCTAAAGTTACACAAGCTGAGATGGAGTATCGTGGGCTAGGACTAGAGCCTGGTGAGTTATACACAGCTCAAGGTGCTAAGGAAGGACTTAAAGGTCTAGACGTTAAAGCAGTTAAGCGTGGTCAGATGTATAGACTTGCTCAGCGTCAGTCTGACTTGAAAGATAAAGATATAGACTACGTAGAGTTAAGCTTAGAGGCAGACGGTGAACTAGGACTGACTACACACTTTGGTGAATCTAATCTTGCACACACTCGTTACAGTACTCGTCAAGGGGACGAAGGTAACTACATCCTTATTGAAGAACTACAGTCGGACCCTCTACAGAATGTAGTAGATGATGTCGCTTCGTATAAGAAAAAAACTCAGGCAGAGATGGATCAAGAAGTCGAAGAGAACTTAGATCAGCTTGAGTTTTTCATAGAGAGTGAAGGTAGTGGCTATCCTGATAAGGCAATAAAAGATTTAAGGTCTTACATTTATGATACTGTAATACCTACACGCACTAATAAAGCTCTTTCTGACGATCAAAGAAAAGACATATTTAAAGAAGCGTTAGACGATCTAGGCGTTAACGTTAATGTTGTTACCCCACAAGGCAGTCTATCTTATGTAGCAGGTGAAATTGTAGGGCGTGAGTTTGATTTTGGAGGTCATATCTATCTACCTGATTTGTCAGACGAGCTGTTTGAGACTGTTGAAATGGGTTTAGCTAAGATGGATACAGTCACAACTAAAAAAGATTTACCTATTCAGAGTGTCTCAGATTCAATTCGTATGTCCCTACAGGCCATTATAGCAGACGCTAAATCAAAAGGTATTGACGAGATAGTTCTACCTCCTGTAGAAAAGCTTGCTGAAAAACGTTTCCCTAAAGAAGAGGTAGCGTCTAAGGTTGCTAAAGGTTCTGCTTTCTATAATACGTATGTGGCAGCTTACCAGAAAGTTCTTAAACAGTTGAGGAACGAATTAGGTAATCAGGTCAAGGTAGGCAAGAAGCCTCTTAACTATTATGTGTATGACGACAAGAGTTATAAACAGTCTGTTGAAACAGTTCAAGGTACACTACTAGACATTTCTAACTTGACTATTGATCCAACAAACACTAAACTACGGTTTAACAAAGGTGGATTAGTAGAAAGACCAACTAAATGAACTTAGGTATACTAAAAAAGATAACAAACGATAAGCAACTATGGGACGCTTACTTAGAGTTCCTAGATGCAAAGATTTCAGCAGCACATATTCGTATGGAACAAGCGAATGACGTAGAGGCAGTCTATCGTATGCAAGGTGAAGTAGCTGCACTGCGTAGACTAAAATTTATGAGGGAAGAAGTTAATGGACACAGCTAAGCAAATGCAGATGGCCTTTATGGAGGAAGGTGGTCTTACTGATGATGGGACTAATATGGACCCTGTAAGCGGTAACGAAGTGCCTCCTGGCTCTATGGCTGAGGAAGTACGTGATGACATCCCAGCGCAACTAAGCGAAGGTGAATATGTCGTACCTGCTGACGTAGTGCGTTTCTACGGTGTTAAGTTCTTCGAAGACCTACGTAGTGAAGCCAAGCGTGGCTTGATGGATATGGAAGCGAATGGACGTATCGGTGGTGAGCCTGTAGCGCAAACTATTGATAACCAAACTGGTGGCGAACTAACCCCTGAAGAGTTAGCCGCATTGGAGCAGATCACGGGTATGGCTGTGGGTGGTATGGTTCAACCTACACAAAGCACTAACCCGTATCTGCAACAACAACAGATGTATCAGAACCCAGCGCCTGTAGCTATGGGTAATACTGGTTATGGTAATGGCGGTGATGTAAGAGGGTATCAGTATGGCGGCACTGCAGCTTCTATGCTTGCATCCGATACACAAACTCCTGCTGTTACTGATCCTACTACTGGTGCTGACGCAGGCATTGATCCATATCAAGCTCAGTTTGGAGCAACTCAAGGTTCTATGTTCTCTCCAGGATACCTAATTGATCAAACTCTACAAGAGCCTATCACTAATGTAACTCTCTATGGTCCTGCGGGTGAGGTAGAGATGCTTACATTACCTGCACAATCTGCACGTTATGATGAACTTATTGAACTGGGTTATACAACTACTCCAGTACAAACTACTACAGAGACAGCAGTAGGGCGTGATGAAGGAAACGATCAGTCTCCTAAGACAAAGACAAAACCAGAGCCTATCGACGTATCTAAGATCAAGTCAGAAGATTTAGCTAAAACAGCTAAAAGTCTAGGTGCTATGACTACTATTGCCACTGCTGTTGCTTCAACTGTAGGCGTACCAATAACCGCTTTAGTTAACGCAGGTATGGTAGCTCAATACAACGACATCATTGATCGTATGGAGTCTGAAGGTATTGATACAGAAGGTATGGAAAAGAAAGGTTCTATCTTCGGTGGTGAATCTAGCTTGTATGAAAACATTAAAGACTTTGATGAGTCAGGTGGGGCTTCATTTGGTGATACTTGGTTAGGTGACCTATTAGGCTTCGACGGAGAGGCTGGCGTACAAGGTGATAACCTACGTAAATCATTTGGTGGCTCTCGTCGTACAGGTGGTAGTGACGATAACAATAGTACACCTCCACCGTCATCTACATCTAATAACGAGCCTAATTCAACTATTACAGGTATTGCTAATTCTAATCAAGCAGCAGCCGAAACAGCGATGGGTACTGCAGACTCAGGCGCAATTACTAACGAGTTTGAAGTAACAGGACTTAACCAAGGCGGTATGGTACAACGCCGCAAGAACAAAAAGAAGAAATAGTAACCCAGCGCTACTATCCATATAACTATAAGGCTACCCAGCGCAGTGCTGGCCCCAACATAAGGAGAAACAAATGCCTGAAGTAGAACAAGTACAATTAAACTCACCTGCACATACACGTAATGCAGCCCGTATTAACAAAGATGAGCAGGAACTAAAGGAACTAATGAAGCAGGCTGGGATAGCTCCACAGCAAGAAGAAGATGAAACGCAGGAAGAAACCTCCGATAGTGAATCCAGTAGCGAGAGAGTTGAGGACACCTCAGTTCAGAATGAGAGTGTACCAGAACAAGAAGCGAAAGAGCCAGTTAAAGCCGAAACACAAGAAGAGGATGACACTGAGCTAACAGCTGAAGAGAAGAACTTTAAGAAACGCTATGGTGATCTACGCCGCCACGTTCAAGAGAAAGAACAAGAGTGGAAAGTAAAGTTTGAGCAACTACAGTCTCAACTGGATAAAGCTACAAAGAATGAACTTGTATTGCCTAAGACAGAAAAAGACATTGAAGCTTGGGCTAAGAAGTACCCTGATGTAGCTGGTATCGTAGAAGCTATCGCAGATCGTAAAGCCGAAGAACGTTCCTCTGATATTGATAAACGTTTGAAAGAGATCGAAGAGCTACGTGTAGACGCTAAACGTCAACGTGCAGAAGCTGAACTATTACAGCTGCACCCTGACTTTGAAGACATTCGTAATGACGATGCTTTCCACGAATGGGCAGAGTCACAACCTAAAGTGTACCAAGACGCATTGTACGAAAACGCAGAAGATGTACAGTCTGTAGCACGTGTTATTGATATGTACAAAGTAGACAAAGGTATTAAGAGTACTGCTAAGTCTACGTCTGGTGACAAAGGTGCAGCTTCTTCAGTACGCACTAAACGTAGCACACAGATTCAAGAAGATGATGCATCTACCTATCTAAGTGAATCACAGGTAGCTAAGATGTCAATCAAAGAGTATGAGAAGCGTCAGAAAGAAATCCTAGACGCACAACGCTCAGGTAAATTTATTTATGATGTAACAAAGTAATGCTTGACATTCGTGTTCACATAAGTAAAACTATAGTATATACACCCTAATAGTGTGTATGCTTTAATTAGCACTAGCCACACAAAGAACTACCCAGGCATTTAGGCCCAGCGCTCTACTAAGATAGGCCAATCTGATTGAGCACAGCTGACTACCCTAAGATGAACGGCCTCTTTAGTGGATATGTAGTGTATAACTATCACGCCATATCTATAAGGAGATTTTAACTATGGCTATTACTTCCGCATCGGGTGGATTTACAGGTACCAACTGGTCACCTATTATCTACTCCAAACAGGCACAGATTGCTCTACGTAAATCTGCTGTCACAAACGCAATCACAAACAACTCTTACTTCGGTGAGATCGCCAACCAAGGTGATGTGGTTCGCATTCAAAAAGAACCAGATGTAACTGTTAACGCACTAGAGCGTCACACAGGTATTTCTGTAGAGAAGCTTGCAAACGAAGACTTCTCATTGACAATCGACAAAGCTAACTACTTCGCATTCAAAATGGATGACATCGAAGATCAGTTCGCAAACGTTGATTACGTTAGCCTAGCTGCTGATCGTGCAGCATATAAAATGGCTGACTCGATGGACGCAGACGTATTGTCTTACCTGTCTGGTTACACAACTGCAGGTGCTGCAATCACAACTACATCAGGTGATGCACAACACGACACTCCAGGTAACCTAACAGGTGAATGGCTGACTGCTAACCACTTGGATGCTACAGACTTCAGCAGCTTGACTATTTCATCTTCAGCTACTGCAGGGGATTCTATCCCACTAGCACCACGTCTACCAGGCGCAACTGCATTGTCAGCAACAACTGTATCACCTTTGTCAGTCGTAGCTCGTATGGCTCGTCAAATGGACACAGCAAACGTTGACTCACGTGGACGTTGGATGGTTGTAGACCCAGTATTCATCGAAATGCTAAAAGACGAAGATTCACGTCTATTGAATGCAGACTTCGGTGGCTCAGGCTTGCAGAACGGTTTGGTATTGAACAACCTACACGGCTTCCGTGTATACGTTTCAAACAACCTACCAGCAGCAGGTACTGGCGCAGGTACTTCAGGTACATCTGCACAGTCAACTAACTACGGTGTTGTCGTAGCAGGTCAGGAAG